TTCCAACAGAATTAGCTGATGAATCTACAAATAAAGTTCCGCTATCCCAGTTTAAATCACCTGTACCGCCTGTAAGTGCTGTAAGCGTACCAACACTTGTAATATTAGGTTGAGCTGCTGTAGCTAGTGTGCCTGTTATAGATGTATTAGCTGTAAGGGTTGTGAACGTACCTGCTGCTGGAGTTGTACCACCAATGACAGAGCTATCAATTACTGCTCCGTCTAAGTTCATAGCTACTGAAGTACCAGTAGCACTAAATAACGCATCTAAATCATCAAGATCATTATTTAGTTTTGTACCCCAAGTATCAGTAGATGCGCCTACTTCTGGTTTGGTTAAGTTTAAATTCGTTGTAAATGTATCTGCCATAAAAAATTCCTTTAAGCTGCGTCTTGTTCGCCTAATTCATTCCAAGTAGTCGATGGGTTAGATTGCTCCTCCCACGTTGTACTTGTTTGTAAATCTGTCCATGATGTATCTGGATTCGCTTGGTTTGTCCAGGTATCGGCTATTATATCTTGTTCTGTCCATGTTTCATCAGGAACAATTATATCTTCCCATTTTAGACTACCAATTGCATTAAATCCACTTGTTTGTGCAATTACAGATGCACCTCTGTCTATCTGTCTACCTATTGCATCAAAGCCACTAACACAAGCTAATGTAGCTGAAGCACTAATGGTAAATCTACCAGTAGCAGTAAATCCTGATATTGCTTCAATGGTTGCTAAAGCTTTATCTATTTGTGTGCCTGTAGCAGTCATGCTGCTTGTTGCAGCTATAGTTGATGCGCCTGGTATTAGTTTGGTTGGTACTGCGGTTACACTAGATGTAGCTGCTATAGTTGCAGATCCTAAATCTATTTGTGTACCTACTGCTGTAAATCCAGATGTTGCTGATATGGTTGCGCTACCTCTATCAATCTGCCTACCAGTAGCTGTAGCACTAGATACTGCACTAATAACTGCTTGTCCACGGTCTATTTGTCTACCAACGGCACTAAAAGCTGATACTGCACTTATAGTAGATGAAGCAAACTTAACGACTTCACCGTTACCAGTAAAGTTAGATGTTTGTGCTAGGGTAGAAGCACCAAGCTTAATAACAACGCCAACTGCTGTGACGCTTGATGTTGATGCAATAGTTGCTGAACCAAATCTTTTTACAGATGATTCAGCAGTAAAACCTGTTGTTGATTGTATGGTAGCATCGCCAAATTGAAAAACGGGTTGTCCGTAATGAGACTTCCCGTAGCCACCATAACCATAGCCTACTGAGGCCATGATATTAAGCTAATGTTATATCTAAATCTCCAGCATCAAATCTGAATACATCACCTGTGCTTACAGTTTTAGATGTTGTTAGGTTTGCGTAAGCTAAAAGATTACCAGCTGATGAAGCATCTAAAATACCAACTGCAACTACAGTTCCATAATCTGCTGTAGCTGTTGGGTATTCAATAGCTGCTGAGTTTGTTGCTGTGGTAGGATCAGTACCAGATACGGTAAATGTAGCAGTTTGTCTAGCGTAATCTCCGCCTGATACTTCTGTACCACCGCCTGTGTCATCTGGTGCTACAGTATATAAAGCAACATATAATGTTGATGGTGCTGTATAAGCATTACCACCAAATACATGGTCTAATACTTTATCTTCTAAATAATCACTAAATCCAGCCATTTTATCTCCTAATTATTATTCCAATAATAAATCTTTTTACCAGATTTGCCATAAGTTCTTCTTCTTTGCATTAGAGAACCTTTACCAAATTCTGCTTTCTCTTGTTCCATTCTCATCTCTTCTAATGCTTTCTCAAATTGTGCTGTAAATAACGGCACTCTTTCATCTTCCATTAAATAGATAGAAGCGTGTTTTAAAGCACCATATAAGTAAGCATCTGGATATCCTGTGGATATAAAGTTCGTTGTATTAGAACTGCTTAAAGCATCAATAGTGCCATAGTATGTTAATTGTAGCGTATAACTTGTGTCAGGGGTAGGTGCTAATTCTAAAGTATTATCTACAAGTGCATAATAAATAGGTTGACCAGTTACATTGTTATTAGATTTTCTATACACATCTAATGACTCAATAGATTGTTGAAACAATGGTCTGAAATCATTTGATGTTATTTCTACATTGATAGCTTCTAACCAATCTGTTGGTAATGACATATATTGTGCATCTGCTGTAGCAGTTGCCCGTTTAATCATATCCTTAGTTCTTAATCTTCTATTGAACTCTGCTTCTGTTGCATCAATAAAAAAGTCTAATTGGTCTGTTAAATCTGACCTGTTTAAGAAATTTGCAATATTAGTTTTTAATTCATCGTATGTCATACTTTACCTTTCCATGTCCTAAAGGGTTTATTATCTGAATGGTTTAACCATTTTTTCCATTGTGCAGAATCTTTTGCCCAGCCTTCTCTTAGAGCTTTTTGATATATTACCATGGGAACTTCTGCTACATGACGAAAATCTTTACCTGGGGTATGTTCAGATAATTGTTTTACATAGTCTAATGTTGGTTGTATGTCTTGTTTGGTTTGATAAACAACCTTGTCATCTTCTGTAGCAAAGATAGATTTAATACCTTGTCTATGATCTATTAATGTAGTTTTTGCCATGTAAGAATTTTAGCACAAAAAAAAGGGAAGCCGAAACTTCCCTTAAAGCTTATTACTAAACTTATGATACGTTTAAGTCTGCAACGACACCATGAGCAGCTTCGTTAGATACTTCTAACCCGTACTCACATACAATCATTTTAGTCTCTGCATCACCTATTGTAGCAATATCAACAGTTTGGAAGTCTCTTAGGTAAGATACTTTCGCAAACTCTGGATCTACTAACAATAAAGTTCTTTCTCTACTTCTGTTTGATGGAACGATTTTTAGTTCACCAAAGTCAGATGAATAAATAGATACTGAAGCCTCAACTGTATTAGCGTCAACAAATTGTCTAGCTTGTGTTCTTCCTGTGAAACCAGAAATAACTTGCTTGTTGTGTGGACCACAAATAGCCATGTTTGGCTCTGCACCACTAGCAAACATTTGCTGTAATACGTCTTTTAAAAGAGCTTCTGTTAAATCTCTTTGTGTACCGTCTGTTGGAGCAGCACCGCCACCAGTAGAAGCACCAGAAGTACCTCTTGACTCGTTAGTTTCAATCCAAGACTCAAAACCACCAGTTACCCTAGCTGTTGTAGCGTTACCAGTTGTTTTATCTCCATTTTTACATAGAGCTTCTTCCATATCTCTTTTAAGAGCTTTAGCCATAATAGCTAGTTGGTGAGCCATTTCTGATCTCTTACCAGCTGGGTCTGAAGCGTCTTGTGAGCCTGTTACAGTAGCATCTCTGCTTGAAATCATAGCAACATTACTTACTCTTGATGTAGCAGTAGCTGTTGATCTTGAAAGCTCAAAACCCTCTAACTGTCCACTAGCACTTGGAGTTGGTAATACTTCTGTTTGCCAATCAAACACTACGTTTTTAATATTTCTTTTGCCTATTGATGACATAAAAGGTGTTTGCATAGGAGAGATGTTGTAAATAATATTACTTAAATCTTCTCTGTCAGCAGTAGCCGAATATGTGTCAAAAGCGTTAGTTACTTTAGCCATTTTTATATTCCTTTAAAATTAAATTAATTGTTCAAATACTTTAGCCGCATCTGAGGTTTTCCCAGTTTTGGCCAACCTTTGTTTTGCTTTCTTCACAGGTGTTGTCGTTTTTGGTCGGTTAGTCGTACCAGGTCTCGCAACTCTTGCTGGTGCTTTTTGTGTTGGTTTTTTCTTTGTGGCTGCAACTGTTTTAGAGTTTAACCAAGCATTTCTTAAACCAAGCAAAGCACGATAATCATAAACCTGTTGTATCTCTTCAGGAGTATATTCCAACTCCCTCATTGCATATTCGCTAATAGCAGCTTTTTCTTTGGCAGCAACCTCTGGGTTTTGCCATTCTGGGATTATTTCAAGAAGTCTTTGGTTGCCGTATTCAACTGCTTTTGCAATTTGTTCTTGCTGTTTAGCAAAGGCTTCTTGTTGAAGTCTTTGTTGTTCAGCACTTACAGCACTAAGCTTTTCTTTCTTTTCATCCCAAAGCTGTTTCTCGCGAACATAACCAACAGGATCATCTTCATACAAAGCGTTCCAATCTGGTTCGTTAGCCAGTTCGCCCTTTAATTGGGCTTCCATCTTCGGTAACAACTGCGAATAAATCGCATCTCTTTGCGCTAACTCTGCTTGCTGCTGCTCAATAGTCTTACGCTGTTGAGAGAGTTCTTGTGTTTTACGCGTATAATCTTGCTGACGAGAATATCCGTTGATAAGTTCCTCTTGCGTCACCTCAACTTCTTGACCATCTACTTTTACTGTAAATGTCTGAGGTTGCAAGGCTTCCTCTTCAACATTGGTTTGTTCTTCATCCAGTTCTTCATCCTCTTCATCAAAACCTTCTTCATCTTCTACATCTTCTTCAAGAGTTTCAGGTGCTTCAAGTTCTTCTTCAAGGACTTCTTCTTCAACTACTTCTTCTGTTTCTGTGACTGCATCCTTAACCTTATCCTCTTCAGGGGTTAAGAAACTTTCAAACATAGAAGCAGCAACTTCTTTATCAGTTTGTAAAGCAGTCGGTTTTCCGTTATTGCTCATATAAATACTCCTTAATGTATTTAAGGGTATTTTAGCCTAATAATATAGGAAATGAAAAGGTTTAGCCGATTTTTCTAATCTTGTTTATATTAGCTTTTGTTAGCTTACCTTTCTCTGCAATGATACGCAGATGTCTTTCGACTTCTGGTAATAGTAATAATGATCTGTGGATATCTTCTCTAGCAGTTACGTCTGCTATATCCCGTGAGTTTAACCAATGTGTTATATATTCGTTTTTAAGATTTTCTATTGCTTCTTTAAAAACATCACTTGTTAATATTTGTTCAGCTTGTGCGGCTTTAACTACTTCTTCGTGTGATGCTGACATTATGCAAATAACCCCATTGGTCTTTGTTGTTGTACAGAAAATCTACCGCCTGTAGGCTCTTGTAAACTTAATAATCCTTTCTCTAAATCTGCTAATCTTGTATCAATACCAGATAAATCAGGAGCTTGATAAGTTGGTATATCAATACCAGCGATGGCTTTATTAATATCTTCTTGTGTTACAAACTGAGATATATCAGGTTGTTGTGGCATTGGTATATCAATACCTTCTCTTATATCTCTGATTAAAGCATCTCTATCTATAGAAAAATCTTTACCAGTTGGAACGCTTGGAATTAAAGACGGTATATCTTCACGTCTTACAAACTGCGATAAATCTGGTTTTTCATATACAGGTAAATCTATACCACTTCTTATATCTTCTATTAATTGTTCTCTATCAATAGAAAAATCTCTACCTGTAGGAACTTCTGGTATTAATGTTGGGATATCTTCTCTTCTTACAAATTGTGAAAAGTCTGGTTGTTCTATAGTAGGCATCCTTTCTGCAATTCGCTCTTGTACTATTCTATCTATAGCATCTTGGTCTATACCACCGCTAAATAGTTTGCCTATGTTCATTAAGTTTTCTAAAGACGAAGTATCTCTTCTACCACCAAATATATCTCTAAGCGGAGGCATCTTCATGTCTCTGTGTACTCGTATGCTTATACCACCAATACCTGTACCTATAAAGCTAGGATCAT